TGGCTTCTGTTCAAGCTTTGCTGGAGAACGGGAAAGGTCAGGTCAGGCTGCAGGTTGCGGCCAACTGCAAGCGAACAATCGAATGTTTAGAGCTGCAGAGTTACACCGAGGCTGGTGATCCTGACAAGGATGCGGGTTACGATCACATGAATGATGCGCTTGGCTATCTCGTCTACAGGGATTTCTCAATGCTCCATGCCCGCGCTGGTCGTGGTACTGGAATCAGGCTTTACTAAACTGCAGGCATTGGGCGGGATTTAGCTGTGTATTCAGGTTCGGGTTTTTCTGGGCGTGTCCGCGTTAGCACCGAAAGGACCGTTGATGCACCGAATAATTCCTGGGTGCGAATGGAACCTGGATGGTTGCTCATAGAGCAACTGATGAAGGGAACGCGGGGAATCCGCCAAGGCCATAGAAAATTTTTGCCGCAGTTTCCCCGAGAAAGCGACGAAAGCTATGACAATCGTTTGCAAAAGAGCGTTCTTAGCCCCTTCACAAAACGCCTCGAACTCATGTTGGCGGGCATGTTGACCCGCAAGCCTGTGCGTCTCACTGATGTCAGTGATGTTGTCACTGAGCAGCTGTTTGACGTTGATTTGCAAGGCAACGACTTGCAGCAATGGCTTTTCAACACCGCCAGGGTTGCCCTGCGGTACGGTCACGTTGGCGTCTTGGTTGATGCACCTGCTGCAGGCCAAAACGGCAGGCCCTACTGGGTTTCGTATTCACCAAGAGAGATCCTTGGTTGGAGAACTGAAATAGCTGAGGGCCAGCAGAAGCTCACAATGCTGCGCTTAGCTGAAACCATCACGGTCGCGGATGGCAAGTACGGAGAAAAGGATGTTGAAAGAGTCAGGGTGCTAACTCCTGGTGCTTACGAGATCCACGAGAAAGACGACAAGGGTGACTACAACATCGTTGACGAAGGCACAACAAGCCTGAATGAGATTCCTTTTGCTGTGGCTTATGCCAACCGCACTGGTGTGTTGGAGTCAATGCCGCCGCTTGATGACATTGCAGAGCTGAATCTGCAGCACTATCAGGTTTCTTCGGATCTCTCGAATATCCTGTCAGTCAGTGCAATCCCGCTGCTTGCTATCTACGGGTTTCCGCAGTCAGCAGAGGAGATTAGTGCTGGCGCGTCGGAAGCCTTGGCACTCCCTGAATCTGCTAGGAGCGAATACATAGAGCCCTCCGGCAACAGCTTCGATGCGCAGTTCAAGCAGTTGGAGCAAATCGAGAACAAGATCAATGGCCTAGGTCTGGCTGCTGTTCTCGGAGCCAAGCTTGTTGGTGAAACTGCAGAGGCCAAGCGGATTGATCGCAGCCAGGGCGACAGCACCATGATGGTTGTGGCTCAGCAGATGCAGGACATGATCGATAACTGCCTGCGCTTTCATGCTGAGTACATGCAACAGCCTGTAGCAGGCAGCAGCCAAGTCAATCGCGACTTCCTTGGTCAACGCCTTGAGCCTCAAGAGATCCAGTCACTGCTGCAGCTCTACACCGCTGGCACGATTACGCAAGAGACCTTGCTGAACGAACTTGCCAATGGCGATGTTCTCTCTGAAGACTTCGACATCGAAGAGGAGATTGAGGCAACGCAGACTGGCGGCTTGATCGAAATGCAGCAGTCTGAGCCCGAGCCTGAGCCTGAAACAGAAGCCACAATGCCAGAAGCAGAGCCGGAGGCTGAAGATGAGTTGGCTGGATAATCTGCACAAACGCAAGCCGGAAGAGCCGATCAACCGGCTGCTGTTCTTCTCAAAGCAAGAGTTGACGGAGGAGACCTATGCAGTGATCAGGGTGACTTGGTACTTGCAGGGCAAAATCTCCGGCGTGTCGGAAACATCAATCGGCTTATATGACCAAGATGTCATTGCCGAGTTTTCTGATCTTGTCGGCAACGCGCTGCGTGCTGGCTGTGACGTGTCGGTGGCCTGTATTGATGACCCGCAATACCTGGGCATCTATGACTCATGAGCACGCCATCGGAGCTGTATCGCAATGCCATCGATCTCAATCGATTTAGCAACGGCGTTGCCAAGCGCATTGCTGTTACATACAACGATCTTGTTTTGGACGCTGTTGATCAGCTTCGTGGCATTGATGAGCTTGCTGCGCCTGCAAAAGCTGCACGGCTTCGGGCGATCCTCGCGCAACTGAAAGAATCGTTGGATGGCTGGGCAGGGGCCAGCACGCTCTCAGTGGTTGGCGATCTTCAAGGCCTAGCAGAACTGCAAGGCGAGTTTGTCGCTAACGAGCTGCGGCAAGCATTGCCAGTGAGCCTGCGTGAGCAGATCCGTAGCGTGCAGATCAGCCCGCAGTTTGCGCAGTCTGTGGCAACCGTTGATCCAACTCAAATCAACGTGGTGTCGCTCAGCGATGACCTGCAGGCTGCTGTTACTGGTGCGCCTCAAACGTTCAGCCTGACTGCTGCACAAGGCAGCACCGTCACGCTGCCGAATGGCAAGGTGCTTGCAAAGTCTTTTCGTGGCTTAGCAGAGTCACAGGCCGATCTATTTGCCAAGACAGTGCGCAATGGCCTGTTAACTGGTGAGTCAACCGACAAGATTGCGCGACGCCTAAAGGGTCGTTTGCGGTTTGGTGATCTAGGCCCGCTGTCAGTACGGCAGTTAGCGCAGGCTGGTGGTGAGCTGACCTCTGTTGCCAACAATCAGGTCATGGCCATGGTGCGCACCAGCGTTAACCAGGTCGCAAACGAAACCAGCCAGCAGGTTTACAAGGCCAATCAAGACGTAACCAAGCGTTATCGCTACGTCGCGACGTTAGACAGCAGGACATCACCCATCTGCCGTTCTTTAGATGGCAGGTCGTTTGAGTACGGCAAAGGCCCAACACCACCGCAGCACTTCAACTGTCGCTCTACGACTGTGCCCATCATTGACTACAGCGGACTTGGTATCGCACGACCACCGCAAACAGAACTACGCAGGCCCAACACTGCTTTTGGTCCATCGCGTGCAAGGCGTGGTGACACCGTGCCAAGCAACCAGACCTATGGCGAATGGCTAGACAAGCAACCCAAGGAAGTCAAAGCAGATGTGCTGGGTGCATCAAAGGTTCCGTACTTCAATCGACTGACTGAAAAGTTCGGGCCAACAGTTGCGATACGCAAGTTTGTAAGTCAAGACGGCTCAGAGCTAACCTTGGATCAGCTCAAGCGTCGTTATCCCGATGTCTCTTCCAGCTAAGTACAAGTTCACGGTTCAAGGCGCTGAGGCTAAGCCCAAAGCACCGGCAAAGAAAAAGTCCGCTAAAAAGGAAGCACCTGCGGAGGCTGACTGATGCCTAAAGGCCCTGGCACCTACGGTTCAAAAATGGGCCGTCCCCCCAAGAAAAAGAAAAAGGGAGGCAAGAAAAAATGAAAAAGGGTTCTCGGGTCGCTTGGTCTTACGGCGGGGCTAGGACCACAGGAGTGGTTCAAAGCGTTGCCAAGACCAATCGCGTTTCTATCAAGACTCCCCGTGGTGGCACTGTTACCAGAGTCGGCACGCCTAACGATCCGATTGTGCGGATCAAGTCAGACGTCACTGGCAACACTGTCTTAAAAAGGCGCTCAGAGCTGAGTCCTGCCAAGAAAGCCAAAAAGAAATAGCCATGGCTAAGGCGATTGAAAAGGGAGGCCATCGTTTTGCTGGCCTCAACAAACCGATCATGACGCCAAACCATCCCAAATACGCAGCAGCAGTCGTCACCAAGGTGGACGGCAAAGAAAAACTGCTGCGGTTTGGCTTGCAGGGTGCCGATCGATTTCCTAAGCGCAAGGGCGAAAGCAAGGCCGCTGCTGAAGCGCGCAAGAATTGGAAAGCGCGCCATGCACAGAACATCAAGCGCGGCCCAAGCGGGAAAGCCTACTGGGCGAATAAATTTCTTTGGTAGTAGATTCGGCGTGGAAACAACCTTACGGGTTATTCATGTCTGAAGAGCAAAACCAGGAGATTACGTCTCCCGCAGCTCCAAACAATGCCGAGCTGGATGCACTCAAGAACAGCATCCAAGCGTTAGAGAAAAAGAATTATGAGCTGATTGGCAAGCTCAAAGACGCAAAAACAATTCCTGACGGTGTTGATGTTCAGGAGTTGCTTGAGTTCAAGCGGACTGTTGAGCAGAACAAACTTGAATCAGAAGGCAAGTACACCGAGGCGCGTCAGGCTCTTGAGCAGCAGTTCCGCGAGGCTGCTGAAGCCAAGGACAAGCGGATTGCTGAGCTTGAAGCACGAGTCCGCGAGCTTGAGCTGATTGCACCTGCGAACACAGCATTGGCCGATGTTGTCCATGACCCGAGCATCGTATTCAAAGCAGACCTGCTGAAGCCAGACCAAATAGAGCGGGAATCTGATGGCACGGTTGTTGTCGTCAATGGCTACGAGCGCAAGCCGATTGGCGAGTGGGCCAAGACTTTGCCCAGCTACATGCAGAAAGCACCCAAGCCCGTTGGCAGTGGTGCGCCTTCAGGACGCAACGCAGGTGGCGACATCCCGCCAGGCACAAAAAATCCTTTCGCCAAAGAGTCCTACAACCTCACAGAACAGTCGCGGCTCTTTAGAACGGATCGGGATATGTATGAAAG